AAGCATACGTGTTCGGCTGGGTGTTCGGTCGGCTCAACGCGGCGGCATATCCGCAGGAGATCGGAGGGGATCTCACCCTTGCCGCTCAGCGCCCGTATACAGCACTCGCCAGAGTCATTTCTGATGCTCACAGGCTTGGCCTCCTAAAGAGGGATCTCGACCGGCAGGTTGCTGAGGCGCTTTGCGAGATCACCAGCATTGACCCGCCCGTGGAGGGAGGGTCTGAAAAGTTCCAGCCCCTTGAAATGCAGGGGGCTTGGCAGTTAGGCTATTTTGCCGGTAAAGGCAAGCGCCCCCTTGCGTCTGTCGAGTTTGATATTTCCGCCGCCAGAAAGGCCAAAGGCTTGACTCAAGCCCAGCTTGCGGATGCGATGGACGTTAACCAGGCCGTGATATCCCGCTGGGAGAGCGGCAAGGTCAGCCCCAATGCCGGGAATTTGGACAAACTGAAAGAAATTCTGAGCTAATCCTGCCGCCCCTCCGGGGGCGGCTTTTTTGCCCTCTCCAGCTCGTGCGCTTTTGGGGGCATAGATACCCCTTGCGGGGTATGTTGCGGGTTTGGTCAGGCTTGCCGCGGGCCTGTATGTAATCCGCTGTGCGGTATCACATCACAATTACTATACGAATCTTCGTCAGCCGTCCTGTTACAATCCGGCCTTGTCCTAAGACAGCCGGAACCACACCTACATCCGTCAGCCTCACAGGGGTAGGCCAGTTTCATCGTATAGCAATCACGGTACATCTCAACCCCTCCGCTGGTGTCGTCAGTAGGAACCGTTCATCTTTATATAGCCGGGGTCAGCCAATTAAATATTCTTCGCCCTGCCGCTTTCGCACAGCGCACAAGGAAGGCCCGTCTGCTTTTAACCTGTGGTGCCATACATCTGGTGCCACCGCCCGCCTCATGCGGCGAGGAGCGGCATATGGCGGACAGTAGGTTGTCCAGCCGCCCATTGGCATTTAATTTAATCGCGCAGTGCCTCTTTTGCTTTCCATCTGCGTTTGGAGCCGAGAGGCGGCATTGAGCCGCCACACGTCCACGACGTAACGGGCCGCCGCTTCCGCTTCTGCTACTGCACTCGGCATATGTGCGCTTCCCGCTTAGATTATCACACCAGTACTAATGCCGGTAGTTTTCAGCGGGATAGCGCTCGGTGGGAGTCATGGCACCGCCACCGCTTCCGCCACCATGAGCAGGCGGGCGTCATGTCCCTTCACCGGGGCCGTCAGACGCTCTAGGCTACCCGGTATAGTGTCTTTCCACCGTCATTCGCCGCCAGAGGGGTGCGACCCCTCATGCCCCGAATAGTGGGGTGGTGTTCGACCGGCGGCATATTGCACACAGAGGGGGTGGCGGCAGATGCACCGACGCCATCCCATCCGTGTGAAGGAGGAAGGGGAATGGGAGCGCAGGGGCACACGCTCCCACACTCCCATTTTCGCATATACCATGCTCTCCGATTCCCTCACGAGGGAATCACAGCAACTTTTTCTGTGAAATAATGAAAAGTTACATTGCTTTTGGATCGTCTGTTCTTCCTAGCAAGTAATCCACAGATACATTGAAATGGTCTGCTATTTTTACAACAGATACTATTTCAGGAATCACTCCATCCCGCTCATATCTCAAAATTGAGTTCTTGCTGATGCCACATAACTCCGCCAGAACACAGGGCTGTGTCCCTTCCTTCTCCCTCAACTTCTTCAATCTCTCCCGGAACTTGTTCAAGGGTTATCCCTCCTCACGCTGTCCGCCCTCCCCGTCGTGGATGTTGCCACAAATCTCGTCCAGTTTGACGGATTCGCCGGGACAGAGGGAGGGGAACAGCGCCGTATCTAACGTTGCAATAACAAATTTGTTGTTAAACACCTTAATGTAAGGGTCACATTCATTGAGGCTGTCTGCCTCTGGGTATAGCAGTCTGATAGCCTTTGCCCTCTCCACCTCCTGCTGCGTCCAGCGGGGCTTTCGGATGATGCGGTCGGGGTGGTTGATAATTACAGCCAAATCATCCTCATTGTAGCAAGGGTTCCAGAGATCTCCCGTCTTATAATATCGCTTCCCGTCTGCTCCAATCTTGAAGGCGCCTCTATTTACCTGATTTGCGCCGAAATCGTATGTAAATTCTTCGCCTACCTCAACACCCAGCACCTGCGCAATTCTTGGTTTATTCACTTGTTGTCCTCCTCCTTGATTTTCAGGTACTTTTCGATGGCTTCGTCTAGGTTGGCCTCCTTGTCACGTTCGATGCAAAACCGAATATATTCCTCGATAAACTTCATGTCATTTTCGGCACCCTTGATTTTCCCCTTCCAGCCGCAGGAGGGGCAGTAGAATGTATCTCCACGACCTCCGTTCCCGCAGTTTCCGCCGCAGTTAGGGCACTCAGCGTCCATAAATATCAGGCTACTCATGGTCGCCCTCCTTTCGCTGGCCTGCTTTGCAGAAAAACTCTGAATCGTCCGGACAATACATCCTCCAGAATTTGCAATAGTGCTGACCATCCACCTCCGAGTGGTTGTCGCACTCCCGGCATCTGACCACAGGCACGGCGTCGATGGTGGGCAGGCTATCAAATATACGCCGCATGACGGCTCCAGTCACCCTATCACCACTAAAGCACTCTCGTGCATTATCCGCATCAACTAGTCTCATGATCGGCCTCCTCCTCCTTTTCTTGCTCCCTCCGTAGTGCGGCTCTATATTTTTTAGGGCATTTGGTTGTATCTATCTTTTCAAACAACGCTCTTTCGACGTTCCATCCGTCATAAAGCCGTCGTCTTAATGCCTCTGGCGGTATGCCAATAAAATCCGCCCAAATATGTAGTGGCTTTTCAACATCTCCAACTTTAATGATGGTTGTGGTAGATTGATTATTGTTTTGTGCTTTCTTTGTTGTCCAGCGACAATTCTCTGGAGAATATGGGCCATCGTTATCTATCCTATCGATTGTTAAGCCTTCCTGATATCCGTTTTTGAGCGCCCAATTTCTAAATGCTACAAAATCACTCCACTCTTCACAAACGGAAATGCCACGCCCTCCATAATGGTCATATCTTTTATCAGTTTTTCTATTGCACCTTGCCCGCATTGAACACCAAACTTCATATAATTTGGTGCCCGTTCCTCCATGCTTATACCGTCCATTTTCTTTTTTGCTTGGCATAAACTACCTTCTTTCTGAAAGTGCGGCCTCGGCAGCGTCGCGGGTCAAATAAACTTTGATCTCTTTTATCCTGTCGTACCGTTTCTGGCAGATATCGCAATAAAAGCTATCCACGATGTACGCTTTTATTTTTCCGTCTTTGTCCGTCTGGGCCAGTTCGCGGAGGCGGTCAGGCGTTATGCCAAGGGCTTGCCCAGCCAACTTCAAAATAGTATCCTCACTAAATGTTTGTTTGAAGTCCTCCGGCTCCAAGCCAGTCTCCTCATAGGCTGCGAGGCGGTCAACGTGCGGACCGTAATCTTCTCCTCCTTCGGCATCGATAGCTACAAACCATTTTCCATCACCATGCCCATTGTCACACCAGTATGTCAGCCGTTCCATGTCAGCCCTCCTTCTGGCCGCGCCATTTCGGCTTGCAATCAATCCCCGACCCCAGTTTACAATCCAATCGGACATACGGCCTTTTGTGTACCTCAACGGCATTGGCACAAATCTGGCAACCTTCTCCGCTGTACCACATCAGTGCCTCCATGTCGCCGACCGCCGCATCCCTCTCCTGTTTCACCTGCTCCAGCTCCTCGTATACGGCAGTAATCCCCACGTCCCCGCCGTACATATCCCACTGTATGCGCAAGTCGTCTAGCTCGGCCAGCAGCTTCTCATTTTCGGCCTGGAGCGTGGAGATGGCGTCAGCTGCCTCCATGCACAAGTCCATGATTTCCAGTGTCGCCTTATCAGCATATAGGCTGTCGGTGATCAACCGCTCAATCAGCTTCTCAATGTCCATCAGATTTCCTCCTCCGGCGGCCCATCCCAGGCCGTCCAGTACCTATTATACAACTCCATTGCAAACGGCTTGATGTGCTTGCAGTACAGATATCCATCCCTGCACCCTTCTGCAATCTCCAGGCCGCCCCATTGGAGCTGGGCTATCCCTGTTCCCTCAATGTAGATTGCGGTCTCCTGGGTGATGGATTCCAGCTCTGCGCGGGTGTATTGGTGTCTCATGGCGATACCTCCGGCGGGCGGCTGGCAATTTCATTTGCCCTGTTGCAGATACTTTGCAAAGTGCTATTCTTGATTTTCCCGTGCGGTGACTCCCGCAGCTCCTCCATCGTCAGCGGCTCGTTCGGCTGGGCAGCTTCCGCCAGATTTTCCATTTCCGCAAATTTCTTTGAGTAGTCTGGTTTTTCCAGCGTATACCCAGCAGCAAAAATTTCCAGTAGTTGCTCCGCTGTAAAACCTGTTACGATCTGGAGCTTTGTGTACAGCTCGTCAAGCTCTCTCACTCGATTCACCCACTCGTTCGGCGGGGTGAGGGTGGGCACAGTGCCTGTTCCGTTTCTTGCTCCGCAGCGGCGGCAGAAAATAAAATTTTCGCTGAACGTTTGCTCCCCGAAGTCCTCTCGGAACTCATGATAATCGTGGCAATTCGGGCAGATATATTGAGTTGTACCCTTTTCTGTTTCTCTACGTATCCATCCCATCCGTTTTCTCCTTCCCGTAGGGCAACCACCTACTGTCCCACTCTCTTATCGCCCCACGTTTTGTGAGCTTCCAGGCCGAACCAGGTATAGTTGATTTATCGCAGTGGGAGCAAAAAACGGAGAATCGCAGTCTCCACCGTCCAACCCGTCTGACTTTGGCCTCTCCTCCACAATACGGGCAAGGTTTAATCGCCCTTACCATCGTTCAGCTCCTCCCATCTCTCCATCACCATCTCCACGGCCTCGTCCGTCATGGGCGCGCCGCAGATAGGGCAAAATGGTGTTCTACTCCAAAAATAGCTTATTGGATACCCACACTTTGAGCATTTACACATTTGCTCCACCTCTTTGTTGGTGTTTATCCATTCTCCCCGCACCCGCTCCACCTGCTCACGGCTGACGGGGCGGAGGGCGGAAAGGGCGAGGTTAAGAGCTGCAATTCGTCTTTCTGCATTTTTAACTCCATCAGCCATTTGGTGTGACACCAAAAACGTGCTTGGGTTATCTCTCATAACCTCATTCTGTCGCTTGCTTTCCGCCAAAATGTCAATCGCTTCTTCCCGCGTCATGGCTTGACCTCCAATCTCTGCAATTCCTCCGCGCTCAGAATCGGCGCGCGGGCGTTCCAGGCGAGGCGAAGCAGGGCTAATTTAATATCATCCAACACATATACCTCCCCATTGTTGGGCCATCGCCTTTGCCAAGCCCGGAAAGGTCTTGGCCCTGTTTTTCTGCCGGCCTTTGCCGCCTTTCATAAACCATGTACCAGCTTCATGGCATCCGCACTCCGGGTCTACGATGTCTGTCGGTTCCAAAAGCGGCAAACCTTTTAACCACAGTCTTGTTTTCTTCTGGGCGGGATGCCCGAACATCCAGGGCTGCACCTCCTGGCTGTGCGGCGGCATTTCATAAATTCTGCTTGATACTGGATTTTCAACACAGATTTTCGGGCAGTCCGCGTCCAGAAATTTCAGAAAAAACTCCTTTGCCTCCAAACCTTTCTGGTATCGCTCCTGATTGAGGATGCCGCCGCGAAACAGGTGCTTAGCACCAGCGTTTGACAAGTATGTACAGGGCGGAAACGCCAGAATCATATCCCACTGTATTTTCAGTAACTCCAGCGCGTCACATCTCAGATGCCACTCCGGATGCCCCCCGCTGCACGGCTCAATGTCGCAGCTGTACGCATCATGCCCCAACGCCCGGAACGCTTTGCAGACTTCCTGCGACTCCTCACAGGCCACCAACACCCTCATAGCTTAGCCGCCTCGTGATCACCCAGCAGGGCGCGCGTCTTATCGTCCATTGTTCGGGTCCTCCTTTATCATCGGCCATTGAGAAATGCCATTCTGGCTTGCGGAGACTTACTGTTTGATGGTAGGTTATTCCGAACCCTCCATGCGGCGATTGGATTTTTTGATAAGCCAAAGTGCTTCCCAATCTTGATATCGCTCATGCCCTTCCGGTACAGTTGCATACAGACCGCTTCGTCAAATACGGCCTTTGGCCTCCCGTTTGGATTCGGCGGGGTGCGTTGAACTGTCTTTTTCTCTGTGCAGCGTGCGCCCGACGGGCAGATCAAAGAGCGGGCATGCCCGGTATAGCCTATGTAGTCGCAGCAGTACAGCCCGGCGGTGATATAGCACCTGTAGATGCAGTTAGCACAGTGCTTGTCCATGCCCTACACCTCCACCACATGGATTCCGCGCCCGGCCATGAGCTTTTTCTTTAGCTCATATTCCTTGGTTCGGAAGCCCTTCACATCTTCCACCACAGGCAGCCAGTGGACGGCGCCCGTGCAATCCGGCTCTGTAGGCCGCTCATATGAAAAAGTCGGCCCGGTACTTGATGGCCCGAACACGCTCGCCCAGCGGTGTCGTGAACGCCTCCTGGAGTGTGAACTCCGGCTGGAGCTTCAGATCCCGAATCTCTCCGGCACAAAGCCGAAGCATGAGCTGGTCATACCGTGCGGCCTCTTTCTGACTATCGAAAGTGATGCCATTTCGCACCGCCTTCTTGTTGCCGTATTTATTCACAGGGCAAGGCCCCTTTCGTCGAGAATGTCCATCCAGGCCTCCCAGGTCAGCCCTGCCTTTTTTGCATCTTCCCAAGTGCCTGGAACCCCGGCCGCTCTACACTGACGGCGCAGCTCCTGCCACCGCTCCCGAAGGGCTTCCACCGCAGGATCTATGTAACGGGCAGTTGGAGCCGGAGTCGGAAAATTCTGTGTTTTGGGGAGCTCTGGCTGTGGGCAGCGTGAGGAGATGTCGGTCGGGTCAGGCCAGTATTTTTGTGTCCGAAAATAGCTCACCACCGCCTCCCGCACATCGTCCACAGAGTAAGGGGCCAGCGTCAGCGCCCAAACAGCCCGCAAAGCATTGTCCCTGAGGCGAGGGTCTTTAGGCCGGTAGAAAGCAAATAGCTCGAACAGCTTGTCCGTGTCCTCACGGGTCAAAATATCACGTCCTTCCTGTACTTCTACCGGAAGTCTACCGATAGAAGCCTTCTTCTCCTCCAAATTACCGCCATTCTCTCATGAGAAGGAGGAGGAGGAACGGGGGGATAATAGGGGGATAGAGATAGGGGGTGTGGGGGAAAGAGGAAGGGGGGCAGAAGGGGGGCGGTCGTCGGAATACTGCACGGGGCACACCCCGCCGTCTATCCCTGTTCGCCCTGGCTCTTATGGCCGATACGCCTGGAAGCGTTGTAGATTAAAATGGCAGCTCTCCGTCATCATCCGTCAGCTCTTCGAACTCCGCCCCACCAGACCCCGGTTCCGCCGGGGGCGGTGTATAGGCTCCGCCGGATTCCGCACCGCCTTCCGCGTCCCGCTTGGAGTCGCCGAAGTAGACATGCTCGGCCAGTACTTCGGCGGTGCGGCGCTTGTTGCCGTCTCTGTCCGTCCAGTCCCGGAGCTGCAACCGGCCCTCCACCACGGCCATGCGGCCCTTGGCGAAGTAGCGGGAGACAAATTCGGCGGAGCTGCGCCAAGCCACGATGTCGATGAAGTCCGTGGTTTTCTCCCCGGTCTGCTTGTCCTTGAAGTCCCGATCCACCGCCAGGGAAAAGTTTGCGACAGACGCCCCGCTCTGCGTCTGTCGCAGCTCGGGATCGCGGGTGAGGCGGCCCATGAGAATAATCCGGTTCAGCATGTATGCTCCTCCAAAACAACGGTGGTGACGGAAGGCTGGGGCTCCTCATAGCCCCGCACGTCCTGCACCTCCTCCACGGTCTGGATGCCCAGCAGCACCTCGGGGCAATGGGCGCGAGCAAAGAAGGAGGCGGCCCGGTACATCATCATCTGACGGGGCATGGTTTTCCACTTGGAGCCGCCTTTATCCATCCAGCCCTCGTCCTTCGCCATTTTCAGGGTGATGGTGTCGGAGACGCACTGTGTGCCGTTGGACAGGCGGGTGGCGCGAGCAAAGCAGCCCTCGGAGGGAGTTCCGGTCTCGCCCACAAATACATATTCCAGCGGCGTGAACTTGCCGCAGCCGTTGACCGCGGCCGCGCAGAAGGAGCCGCTCCAGGCAGGCTTTCCCTTCACCACATAGAGGTTCTGCATGACCATCATGGGAGAGAGCCCCTGACGGTTGGCAAGGTCGATAGCAATCAGGCAGTTCTCCGGGCTGTTGCGGTAGCTGTCCGGTACCAAGCCGGAGCGGGAGAGCATACCAGCGGTGCGGTACGCCAGGTTCATAAGTTTGGTGTCGTTCCACATGGTCAAGCCGCCGGGTATTGTGGGTGCGGGGGTAAGAACCGGGGCCTCAGCGGACTCCTGGGCGGTTACAACTTCATCAGGCATTGCGTTTCCTCGCTTTCTTTTTTAACGCACTGTGGAGGGTCAGGAGAGCCTCCGGTAGCGCGTCGTCTCGGTCGAAGGGCTGGAGCTTATAGGTTCCATCCTTCTTCAGATGCAGAATAAAGAGCTTGTCCACGGGAAGCCCCTGGGCATCCAGCAACCAGCGGTAGAGGTTGAGCTGGGCGGCACAGAGGGGGCTATGGATTGTATAGCTGGTCTTGATATCCACCAGGGAGCATACGCCGTCCACGAGGCCGTAACGGTCAATGGTGCCCGCGTAGCGGCGCTCCGGGTGGTGGGAGGCGTACTCAATTTTCCGCCACTCCACCGCGTGTTCCCGGCGGAATTTCAAATAGGCTTGTAAGTAGGGTAAAATGGCGTCCTGCACATCCACGGAACCGAACTTATCCAGCGACTCACAGGCTTTGTGGACGGCGGTGCCCCGGTCTGCGGCATTGTCGAGCCTCCATTGTGCTACATCTCCGTAAATCTCGCGGGAAAGAAAGCGGCACAACTCGGATACGCTTGGCAGCTCCTCCCCGTCCAGGGTATATTTGTGCCCCTGGTCAAAGAATAGTAAGGTCGCCATCAGACATACCGCTCCACTTCCAGCCCCATCTCCAGCGCCACCTGCTCCGGGCAGTCATTCAGGGCCTTGTTGACCGCGGCTCGGAAGCAGTCCGGGCAGAGCCACCGCCCCTCCCACTGAAACCGTGCCTCGCCGTGGTAGACCTCCTGGCGGCACTTCTCGCAATAAGCAGATGCCGGAGTCGTCTGGCTGTCATACAATGGGATGTGCATTACAGCTCCTCCTTCTCCAGTCCGTTTCCCTGGATTTCGATATAAGAACGGTACATAGATCCGCTTTGCTTCTCCTTTCCTATGGAAACTACATAGCCCAGCTTAAGAAGAAGCGTACCAAGGTCAAGCCAGTCCTGATTGGACATATTTCCATTGCGCTTTTGATACAATTTCATTTGACTTTCCTTTCTAATCGTTATAAAATGTAAATAAACAAATGTTTCCCTTGCCGCCCTCCGGTCTCGCACACCGGAGAGCGGCGCTTTTTATTCGTAAATAACGGCCTCCGCCCGTGTAATAAAGTGATGAATGCCAGTGGAGCACTCGTTCCATCGGTTATCGTCGAAATCAGTCACCTCAACGGTTTCGCCTATGGCATAAACAAAGTTCGGATCATAATTGCTCTTTACCTGGCCGCCAGCAGGATTTCCGTTGATATCTGTGATACTCAATACCTTGGCCTTACTGGCGCGGCATTTTCGGCTAGTAGCGGAGGACCGGCGTGCATCTGCGGGGATTTCCAACTCCACAACAAGGCCACTTGCCTTTTTATAGCCGATATAAGAGCCGGATTCCGGACATTGCAACGGATAGAACACCGTATAAATATTCCACATCATTTGATCTATAGATGCCTCGCACAGGTCGGCACGGCACAGGTCGGCATTGCGCAGGTCGGCACGGCACAGGTCGGCATTGCGCAGGTCGGCACGGCACAGGTCGGCATTGCGCAGGTCGGCATCGCTCAGGTTGGCACAGCGCAGGTCGGCATCGCTCAGGTTGGCACCGAACAGGTCGGCACCGCGCAGGTTGGCACAGCGCAGGTCGGCATCGCTCAGGTTGGCACCGAACAGGTCGGCACCGCGCAGGTTGGCATCGCTCAGGTTGGCACAGCGCAGGTCGGCATTGCGCAGGTCGACATCGCACAGGTCGGCACGGCTGCCGCCCTCTCCATTCAGCCAAAGGAGATGCTCGTCCAAAATCTTTTTTAAGTCCATTTTGCTCCCTCCTCAATGTGGGATTTCAATGACCGCCCACACGTCGTCGATGCTCTCCGCGCCCTCCAGGCCGGTGATCTGGATGGTGAGCGGGCCGGTGGGCGTGGGGGACGGGGTGGTGGTTGCCGCCTGTGTCTCAATGGCCTGGCTCTCCGGTTCCTGGCCCCAGATGATTTCAACTAGTGCAACCAGCACCAGTAGGAGAAACAGAGCAGCAACGCTCGTAATCAGATAGCGGTTCATAGCAGCCACTCCACCCAGTTCGGAAGCCCGCAGGCTATCACGATGCAGGCGGCAAACACTGCTGCACTCACAGCCTCCCGGCGGGCCCGGCGGCGCTCATATCTTGTCTTGCTCATACCATTCCCCTCCCCTGCACGATGGCCTTTGCCACCAAATCTGTCTCATAGCCCCGCTTACGAGGCCCCATGCGGATTGCGGGTATATCATGCTCCGCCGCCCAGCGGTCGCCGCTGGATGCCCGCGGGCAGTAGCCTACCTCCCGCGCCACATCTGTGGAGGACATAATCCCTCCATGCCGCTCAAACATCAGCCGCCGTTTCTCAGCAATCGCTCGGCTGATTGCGCTCTGTGCGTTCATTTGCGTTCTCCTCCTTCCCATGCAACCGCTCATGCTCATCCCAAGTCATCCCATAGTAAGCCCGGCATAGGTCGTCCATGACGCGGCGTGCATTTGCGAAACGGTTCTCAATCTCCCGCTTCGTGCTAGTCTCGTTGAGCTGCCCATCTTTGGTCATAAAAAATCCTCCAATCTTGCCAGAGGCCGGAGGATGTGATATACTGTCTCCGATACCTCGTAGCTGGGTTACGTGGTGTCATGCCCTGGTCGGTGGTGGTGCACTGGCCGGGGCGCTTTTTGTTGTGCTCCCTTCCTTGCCGTGGTATACTGGGCGCAGAAGGGAGGTAAAATCATGTTTGTTCAAGCGACGATCTCATGTGAATGCGGCTGCATCTTCGAGGCCGAATTTCAGAAAAGTTCTGCTGAAAATCCACCTGTATGCCCACAATGCAAAAAGCAGATGGATAAACAGTCATGGGCATCTCTGCGCGATATAATGTCAAGAACTTCCGACTTCAATCAGCACATTATCAAATGGAATTTGGAGCGGGGGGAACCACGCATGCTTGTCCCCGCAATCACAGCCCGCACTCTTTAAGCATCTTTGCCTTTAAGTCGTAATTCCCCAGGTGCATCGTCTCTAAGGTAAAGCACATCACATCAAAGGCTGTTCCAGGCATCAGGTTCAGGTTGTACTTTTTCAGCACATCGGTAATGGCAGTTACCGCGCTGTCAAGGTTCTCCTGCCCGTTTAGTGCCTGGGACAGTCTTGCCTTTTCTTCCAGGTACTTTTCTGCATTCATCGGTTTCACCCCCTTTACCTCGCGCCCCGTCAGGGGCAGGCGTCTTTTTCTCCATTGGTGCTCTCGGGCTTCTGCCCGGCCAGTAACCGGATCAGTTCATCAAAGGTCATTCCGTGAGCCACCCGATCCAGTTCGTCCACTTCGTGCTTGACGCGGGCCGCATCACGCTTTAGTTCCCTTACGGTTATTTCAGACATTTTTCCTCCTTCTTATTGCGGCTTGAAGGAGGATGTGGTATAATCTTCCTGCAAGCCTGATTGGGTGCTTCAATTAGGTTTGCCGCCTCGCTGGGTGCTTCCGACACCCGGCGGGGCATTTTTATTTAGTTGCTCACGTTCACCTCCCTATGGGTGAGCCTTAATATTGCATTTTTCTGCCAACTGCGGTATAATATTTCCGATGCCGGAAGGCACAGAAAGGAGTTGGTCGACTTGACCCAACTTTTGACTATGCCTGCTCCCTTACTGCAAGGTCGCATATAGTGGTTGCCAAAGCACGTAAACTGGCGTAAAATGTAGCAACTGATACGGCGGAGCACTCAGAGAAGAGGTAAAACCCATGGTGGTATGCCGGTAATCATACCCCACCGTATCAAGTACTCCTTGTGGCTTGTCAGCGATAAGGCATTGGCGGAACCAAAACCGCAAAAGTGGCTTGGTGCCTCAAGAAGCTTGTGGCGTCATTACAAGCGGTGAAAGCCTGCAAGGTACATAGGGTAAACAAATTTGGGCAGAGGCCGACGGGAATGACGCTCCCGTCGGTTTTTGTTATGCTCCTCGATCGTCGATTCGGCGGAAAAGCTCTTCCTGCCTCATATCAGGGAAAAAACTCCGCCGAATAGTATTTGCTTCAGATAGTGTAAAGTCTGTGTCACCAGAGAGCTTTGAGTAGAGTGTTCTTGGCGTGATTCCCAGCGTTTCCGCTACCTTTGACTTCGTAATGGACTGTTTGGCCAGCCCCCCAATAAGCTCAGGATAAACCACTCTCATTTTTTCACCTCCTCCACCTTACGAGGTGGTTTCTGATTGTATGATACCACCTTCAAGGATGGTTGTCAAGAATTTTTCCACCATGCAAGGAAATTTATTTCTTGATTTTATATTTACTATGTGATATGCTACTGGCAAAGAAGGTGCGATATATGTGGCTAGAAGCTATACGAATTATGAAATCAAAAAGTGGGCTAACTACATCCGAAATTGCTGCGAAATCCGGGATTCCTGAACCAACATTAGAAAAATTGTTTGCCGGAAAGGTAAAGGACCCAAAACTTCCTACAATGCAGAAGCTAGTCCACTTCTTCGGCTATACTCTTGACGATTTAGATAAAAAAGAAAATCCCCCAGCTTCACCCGAAGACGAAGAGGGGGAGTTGACTGTTGATGAAGTTGTATCGGCCTTTGTTTCTGCCGGGATTGTTCCAGAGGGAAGGGATCTAACTGACACAGATCTTCGATTCTTGCTCGCAATTATGGACGCTATTGACCGCTGGTTCGCAAATTAACACCAAAGTACGCAAAGAACGATAAGGGGATTTTCTCTCATTTAGTGCTTTAGTAAGTTTTTCGAAGTTCGGAAGCCTTTTTTCGTTCGGTGTCATCTTGCTCTCTCCTCCCATTTTGTGACTTTCTCACTTTGTAGTGCCTGCTTGTACTATACCGTATGCAAAGTTCGTATTATGTAAAATTTTGTCGACGCTGGGAATTTTCTTTTCCTTGCTTATCATTATAGAACATTTGTTCTATTCAAGCAATATGTGTTATCACCAAATTGTGGTAGCTTTTTTCTATACACTAATAGATTGCTCCCTTAGAAAAGAACAGATTATTGGACTATGCTTATGATATGCTACATCAACCGATCATTGCCACAGAATGGCAATCTAGTAGCAGAATTGTATTTTTAGTGATCCAGCCGCCGGGTGGGCGGTAAATATAAGGAGGATGTAAAATGAAAAAGCTAATTGGATTAGGAATCGCAAGTATCATGTGTGTATCTCTTGTAGCATGTGGAGGGGATACGTCTGCTGGAACCCCCGGAGCGGCTGCTGAACCCATGATTCCTGACCTCACTGGAGAGTGGAAGCAGGTAAATAGCAACTCTGAAGACTCTTGGCAGTCTGCAACTATTGACGAAAGCGCAATTACCGTGTATTGGGTTTCTGATAATGGTGATACCAAGTCTCTGTATTGGGCTGGAACATATACCGCACCAACAAATGAGGATGAGCCGTATTCTTGGGATTCTGAAAATGATACAGAGAAAACTTCTACTGCCCTTTTAGCGTCCGGGGACAATATCAAGACATTTACTTATGAGGATGGACAGATTAGCTATGAGATTTCTGCACTAGGGACTACGACAACAGTCAAACTAGAAAAGCAATAAAAATACCGTCCCAGGAATGCTACAAGAGCAGCGGTTATGACAACCGAGGAGGTTTTATACATGCTGGACGAAAAAGATTTGCAGGCAATCGCACAGCTTATGGCGCAGCAAAGGCGCGATATCATGCAGGACGTAAAAACTCTGCTTGATACAGAGGTTCAGACGAAATTCAATCTACTGGCCGAAGGTCAAGAGGAAATTCTACGCCGGATGCCTAGCGAGGACGATATGGACATCATTGACGGACGGCTGGATACGTTAGAGGCTATCGCCAGAAAGCACTCCCGTGAAATTGAGGAGCTGAAAAAAGCGCAATAAAATACCGCCCCCGGTGCTGGAACACCAGGGACGGCTCACATAGGGGTGATAAGGTTTGGCCGCCATATCACCCCTCTATTTTACCAGAATGGGGGGTAAAGTCAATGGATTACATCAGAAAAACGGCTCGCTACAATGGGAAAAAGTATGAAGCTACCGGGAAAACGGAGCTGGAGGCACTGCAAAAGCTAGCGGACAAGCTGGCCGCCGCAAAGCGCGGTGAGGAAACCGTAGGCGGCTCCATGACTGTCAACGCCTGGTATAAGCAATGGCTGGAGCTCTACAAGGAGCCAAAAGGGCTCACAGCTAAATCGTTGAAAATGTACGATGAAAAGTACGATAACTATATCAAGCCCGCTATTGGTCACTTGAAATTGAAGGATGTTAAAGACGTGCACCTCCAGCGCATCCTTAACGGGCAGGCCGGGCGCTCTGCATCCCATGTAAAAAAACTGCGCATGGTGTTGCAGGAGATGTTCCGCAGGGCCAGGCAATCCCGTCTTATCCCATACGATCCCGCCGAGCTACTGGAGCTGCCCACCTATCACGAGGGGAAAAGACGCTCTATCACTGAGGACGAGCGCAAGGCCATTTTGGCTGTTGCTGAGCACCATCGGGCCGGATTATGGGTGCTCACATTACTATATACTGGTATGAGACCAGGAGAAACGGCAGCCCTTACTTGGTCAGATGTGGATTTCGAGCATAACGAGATACACGTCCACACAGCGAAAGAGAGCGGCTCCAGAGATGTAAAAGGCCCGAAAACAAGTTCAGGTATACGGGACATCCCCATCCATAGTGACCTCGGCTGGCGGCTTAAGGAGGCAAAAGGCGAACCGTTCGCCCTGGTTTTTCCGAACCAAAATGGGGTTATCCAAACTGAGAGCGCCATGCGCAGGGCATGGAAAAGCTTCCGCAAGGAGCTGGGGACGCTAGGCCCTGTATCAAAGGATTTGACCCCATACTGCCTGAGGCATACCTTTTGCACAGATCTACAACGTGCAGGTGTTCCGCTTAATGTAGCAAAGGAACTTATGGGGCATTCGGACATCCAAACAACGGCTAATATTTATACACATACAGATGCAACAGTGTTGCATAGCGGGATTGCGCTCTTAGATGGCACTGGTGGGAATAGTGGTGGAAGTCGAAAAACTGGCTAAACTATATACATTGCGGCTCTAAGGCGAGAGGATTAAAAAACAAACTGATTCGAGTTCTGTCGTCTCCACCAAAACGCCCGGTTGTAGGGCGAAAGAAGAAATCCATGGAATCCTTGATATCGCAAGGGTTTCAT